GACCGGGCCCGTGACATTGCCGTTGACGTCGACATACTCATAAATGAACGACACCACCCAATCTTCATTAAGGGCGATGCTCATCGTGCCAGTATAATATGCGGGACCGGCCATTTGTTGATCACTTCTGCTGCGCTCGCGGATGCCGCGTCATCGCCATTACGCCAGTAAACTTGGCCTCAACATCGGCGTAGGTCAGAATGGTCGGCGAGCCGGAATTGAGATCGGCAATGCACGCGGCCTCGATTGTGCGCCCTTGCTGAATCACATCGTTGATCGCGGCGAACATGCCCGGCACTTCCGACGCCAAGACCGGGTAATGTATTCCGTTCTGAGTGAAATCGATCTGCGTCGATTGATCAGACAGCGTCGCGGCGTACTGGGCAAGGTTGCCGACCAAGGTCTGACTGACGCGGTCCGTCTCCAATGGGATTGTGCCGCTGGCGACCGTGTAGCTGATTCCCGCGGTTGAGGTTTCCCAGCGCACTTGCGAGGCGAAGCCGATCAGCAACGCGGGCGTCTCGGTCGGCTGCGCCCACGGACGTTGATCACCCATTTCAACCGTCCATCCATCAGGCAGTGCGCCGACACGCGGCAGCGACTGGACTGAATCGGGATACGGAATGATCCGGTCAGCGTCAGCATAAGCCGATACTGACAAATTCTGCGCGCTATCGTGCGACGACACGACGGTGCCGAGCGAGCTATTACAATAAAGAAGCTGCATGATTGTCACCCGACCCAAGCATTGAGATTGCCGACTACGCCATACGTCGGCACGCAACGGCCAGAGATGCCGAGATCGCCAGCCTGTCCGTGCATGTTGGCCCCGGAAACCGCATAGATGCTTCCACTGGCATTGCCATTTGTGAAGTCGCCCAAGATTACGGCTTGCGAGGCTTGTCCGTATGCACCGTATCCTTGATTTTGCCAGATGTACGACGGCCGATAGTAAGTGCCGCCGCTCAATGGCCCCCAAACAAACAGCGTCGGCGAGAGCAACATGTTGATGCCGTTGCCGTTATTGCACCGGCAATCGGCTGCGCCATCGAGCTGGGCGCCGGTGCGCGGGAACATTAAGAGTCCATGATTGCCGTTGCTGAGGCAATTCAAGTTGCCATACATGGTCAAGTAGGAACCGTCGCCCACCGCGCAGCCCGCACCGCCATTGCCAAAACTGACGATGTTGCACAGCGAGTTTTCGCTGTTGGTGCTCGGACCTATAAACCCGACCGTGGCGCCTAATGCGCAGAAAAAGCCGTTACTGCCGAAGCCGGTAATGGCGATGCCCCTGCCGCTGTCGGTGTTCATGAATCCGTGCGACGCTTGGCATGTAAGCCCAGCCGCTGCGCTGCCGTCGCCGGTGAGCAATATTCCGTCAAAGTGCATCAGATTGGGCCCGTTATAGATCACAACGCCCGCCCCTCCTTGCATATGAAATTCAGTGGCGAACTTCTGCCGCACCAAGGCGAGATTGTTTGTGGTGTCGGCGGCGATCGAACCATAACCATTGCAGGCATAGAAAGTCGAATTCGGCGGCATAGCCGCCAGCATCGGTGCCCCGTACACCGAGATGCGGTTGTTGTTAGCATGGCTGAAATAGACCGCTTGATTGTAAGTGTAGCTGGCGGCCGCCGACGATCCTGGCGTTGCACCGCCGCATTGCAGGATCACGTGCCCATTGGTGGTGATGTAGTATTTGCGCAGATAGGACATGGCAGCGTTGAGGTCGATAAAATCGTAACCGGTGCCATGCACTTTGAAGGTGATCGTCGTGTCGATGATGAAATTCCAGCCTGTGATGAAGCCCTCGATCGCCTTGCGCAGTTGCGTCAAATCAAAATTGCCCGGCGCCGCGCACGGCGTGCCGGAAAAATCCACGTAGCCGCGGGCGTTGGCGCGGGTGATGACTTCCACGACCTCACGCTGATCGTTTTCGATTCCCGCTGCAGGCACGATCGAGCCCTGAATGCCAGCATCGATGTTGCCATCGATGTACGGGGCGTTCGGGTTACTCGGCTTATCGAGTGGTTGATTGTATTGCATTGTGCCTTCCTATCCCCTCAGAACGATGAGACTTCGTCCCATTCCGCCGTGAGCGCAAATTGCCATGTGCCGATTCCGGGCGGAGGCACGGTGACGCGAACGACGAATCCCTCGCTGGCTTGCAACAACAGCGGATGCTCGCCCTGTAGCTTCTCGAACAGTGTCATGCGCTGAGGCGTAAACGGCGCGCCCGCGACTTGCGGTGCGGGCACGGTCTGACTATCGAGCGGCGCGTTATCGAGGATGCGTGTGCCCGGCGTGAGCGCAGCCGTGTTCGACCAGTTGATGGTGGCCAGCGATGACGCCATCGCTGTGCGCAGCATGTTGGTACGGTTCATGTTGGCCAGATTGCCGCCGCTGTCCGGCACGCTGAATTGCCGCGCCGCAAACATGTCGAACGTAACTGTTCCAGTCGTGAACGCGACCACGCACCAAGCATTCAAGCGCACGCGGCGGATCAGCGCGAAAGGAATTTGCGCCGAGTTGCCCGCCCAATAGAACGAAAAGATCGGCGAGTTGTTGGCAATCCCGGCGGCAATCACGCCGCTCTTGGCGCAAAACTGGAACATCCCGCCTTGGCCGTAATCAATGGGATACAGACTATCCAACATCATCGAGCGCATGATCGAGCCGTCTTGCGCGGTCGAGACGTCGCGGGCGCGAAACTCGACCAGATTGCCCAAGCCGTCTTTGATCTGAAGGTTGTCGGTTTTGGCCATTTACGGAATCCCCAGCGGCAGATACATCGTGTTGAACAGCCTAGTGTAGTCGAGCGCGGCCCACGGCGCGTAATCAAAGACAATCTTGGTATGGGCAGGCTTGTATTTGTTGAGAATGCATTCGAGATCGGTCGCCAGCCCGATCAACAACAAGCGGTCGATGCCGGTCTGACTGCCATTGCAATGGAAATAGGTGAACTTCATGCCGCTGACGTGCACGGTCCAATAGAACCGCATCTCCGGCGGCCCGAGCTGCCAGCGATATTGATACGGATCGGACGGATTGAACGGCCCGCGGGTGTCGCCGACGCGCGAGACGCCGCACATGTAGGGCGCGTACTCACTGATCCAGATGACGTAACCGATATCAGCCGCCACGCCGATGAAGAAATCGCGCGACTGGCCACCGACCAGCGTCATCTTGCCGACCAGGGCGCGGCGCAGCTCCGGCGTTGCGAGTTGTTCCTTCAGGCAGGGATCAGGAACTTCCCAGTTGCGACACCAATCTGGCAGCAATTCATAAGTTTTGCGCGGATCGCTTTCCGTCTCCAGCAAGTCGGCGGCGCGGCTGTCGACCGTGCCCCAGTATTCGGCAATGCCGGTGATCGCCTGTGCCAGCGTGCTGCCAGGATAGCGCGGCCATGCTTGGCCGTGCGGCAGCAACCCGAGCTGAACCTCGGCGTAATCGTCACCGCTGCGGCGATAGTGGCGATCGCCGGTATAGGGAATCGCCGGTGGGATCGGACGGCCAATCGTTGACGGGGCGCTGATAATAGCGCCCGCGCCGCCAATCGGCGGCAGCGTCACGCGACCGATGCCGAGGGTGTATGCCGGTCGCGATACAAGTAGGCCCGAACCGGTACTGCTCACGGCGGCGCCTGATAGATCAGACTACTGAGGCTGACGGATTGACCAACGGCGACGGTGGTCGCGTTGAGTTGAATGTCGCCGCCGCCGCCCTGAAAGCTCACGGTGGCGATGAAGATTTGGTTGCCGTTGCCGTCTTGTGCCACGGCGCGGGAGATCGTGCCGCCCACGGCATTGGTATCGGACCCGATGGCATTGGCCGTCGCGCTGCCACCGCTGGACGCGCCGAACGCCGGTTTGGCGAACGTCAGCGTTGCCACCGGATTGCTCTGCGTATCCTGAAACACCAGTTGGCCCGCGGTGGTCGCGGCGTCGAGCAAGCCGCACACATAGTTGGCGATCTGATCTCGGATCATGTGCTGCATTGTTTTATCCCCACGTCACGTCGCCGAGCACCGGCATGTGGCCATTGTCCGGCATCGGAGTATCGCTCGCCACCATGGTGTACGAATTGACGCCCGGCGCGTTGATGATCGCCTCGTCGGTCCAGGCCCGAAACCACGTCTGCGCCGGTGCCGAGCGCGCAAGAAACTGATCCACCAAACTGCTCGTGATCGCGTTGCGCACCGCCGACGTGTCGGTATCGAGATCAGTAATATGCACGTTGATCGGAAAAGGGATCGGCGCCACGGTGAAGAAATCCTTCACTGCGACTGGCCGCACCGTGTTCAAATAGTTGTCGACGTTGGTTACATCTTGTGGCCACGGGAAGCCGCCATTTTCTGCTCTGAGGTCATCCATCATAAATCTGACCGTCACGGTGCCCATGCCCATTTCGAGCGGGAAGCACCACGCACGGGTCACGCCCGGGTAGCTTTCGGCCCATTGCACATAGTCATTTTGATCGCCGCCCATCGGCGGATTGCGGATGCGCAACAGCACCCGGGAGCGCAACTCCGGGTCGGTTTCGTCGTCGGTGCCATAGTCGAGCTGAACCACGGACGCCGGACTGCTGATGCCGGGCACGTTGACGGTGAGCGGACTTCCGTTGACCAGATTACCGACTGTGCCGGGATCGAGCGCACGGACAGCCACGAGGGTCGGATCGGTCGACACCGTCGTGTCGGCCAGGGTCTCGAAGGCGACGCCGTTGGCGCCGGTGAGCTGTGAGTATTGCGGTAGCAGCGTCGGAACCGACAGCGCCACCAGGGATGCCGTGCCGTTCGACAAGGTCGCGAGCTTGCGGCCGATCGAGCCGTTGGAATTCAGGAGCCAGATCTGGCCGTGGCGGTCGAGCCATTCGGTCTCGGCGGTGTCTGGCATGAGCTGCAGCGCCAGCCAATCGAGGTACTGCAGCGTGAGATGACAGAGCGCACCCTGGGTGTCGGACACCACCCGCAGCACCGAATTCGGCACGGTGGCGTCGGCGCCGGGCAGCGAGGCATTGACGGAATCGCGCACGAGGCCGCGCACCGTCCGTAAGGTCGGGGTTTGCCAGGGCATGGGATTTTCCGGAATAGGCCCGCGCCGCCCTTGGGGCGGCCGCTGGTGCGTCGGGCGTGGGCTAGCGCATGTTGGGCGGATTGACGCCGCCGCGCGACCAGCGCGCCAGCTCATCCCAGAGGACGGCGTATCGGAGTTCAATAATCGGGGTCGGCCCGCGGTAGACGATGATCAGGGCGTCGATCTGCTGCGGCGAGGTTTTCGCCAGCTCCACGGTAAACGTGCTGCAGATGCGATGGTCGACGAAGGGTTGAACGCACTCGATGATGTAATTCTTGACCCACGCCATGGTGGCGCCGCGTTGGGCGTTCGGCCCTTCGATCTTGCTGCGCCGGAGCAGCCACAGCCGCGAGCCGATCGGCCAGCCGTTCCAGATGACCTCGGCGTCCATGTCGCCCCACCACCCTTCGCGATCGCTGGAATCGGGATCGGGCAGCAAGTCGTCGACCGAGGCGAGGCCGTCGGTGCCGAGCGCGACACAGAGCGCCGTCGCCAGCGCCTGCGTGTCATCGAGCGTGCCATCCTGCAGCAGCTGCCAGTCGAGCGTGACCGAGTAGCGCGGGAATAGTAAGTTTTGGACAAGCCGGATATCTGGAACTTGGCTGACCATCGGCTCACCCCAGGTTGCCCCACACGTTCTTGCATGGCCCGCCCGTGGTGATCACCTTGGCGAACTTGCCTTTGCCCTTGAGCGCGCCGGTATAGACGTTCTTGTCCGAGTTGATCTCGTGATAGCCGTTGCCGTCGTCGAGATACTGACGGACGTTGGTGCCGCTGTGCGCAGTCTCATCC